GTATTCATTCAACGACTGGCGTAGGCGTTTTGCTTCGCCGCTTTGCCGGAAATAATAGTGGGCAGACTTCCCGCCAGATCCTGACTGAACAGAAAAGCCAGCAATGGCGCTTAGCTTTAAGCCAAGCTTTGATTCCAGCCGCTCCAGTGATTCCGCCCCGCCGTTGCGCTCGTCAATATCAACAACCAGTACGCCGTTATCAATCAGTGCGCCAAAGGCAGGATAAAGCTCGCCTTTGAACGTACGCATGAACTCGATCTGTTCATCATCCCAGAAGGGTGTATTTCCCCACCCGATAGCAACCGGATGCTTGCCAACTGCTTTACACTCTTGGTTTGCACACCCGCACACAAGCTCTGAATTTGTCTTTATTATTTTGTTTAAAGGAATTACTCTTAACCCTGCATCAATGTATTGCCTATACATTAAATCAGAATCATCTTCTATTGATGTGAATGGTGCACTCCTCATAATAGCTTCCCGTTTTGCATTGCCCATTCTTCAGGCATTTTGTTTGATTTTTTAATGTTGCATGTCGGGCAAAGAATTTGTAGGTTTTCTGGGTAGTTAGACCCGCCTTTGCTAACAGGAAAAATATGGTCGACATGGTAACTTTTTTTAACGCAGACCAAGCAACACGCACACCTATTGCTCTGAAGTGAAAGTATTCTTTCTATATCCTTGCTAGTGTGTGAGCCATCAGCACCCCTTATTCGAGCTTTTCTATTGGTTCTTTGTGCCTTTAGTTTTTCTGGATTTTCGCGCCGCCACTCTACAACCTTTCCCCCTATTTCTTCGCGCATTATCTTATACCTTTCTGCGTCATACTCAGATTTTGATGCCTTGTTTTTCTCAACGTAAGCGCTGTTATACTCTGCGTATTTATCCCTAAACTTCCTGTAGTGTTTGGCTTTATAGGCTGCAAGCTTAGGGCACTTATCTGAGCGCTTCTTTGCCATCCGGTCGACGGCACACTGGGCGCAACAGTATCCTTTTACATACCTCTCAGATGTATGCCCTTTAGGGCATTCTTTACCTGTAAAATATTTATTAAGACCAAGGGTTATGGCATCTTCTCTGCTAGTCAATTTCACCGCTGCCACCTATCTTTTCTAATGCGTCAGATATTTTTTTAATGGTCGCATAGCTCACAGTTTCTTTTGATGATCCGTCCCTTACTCTGTAAAGGCTGTTCGGGTGAACTCCGGCAAGCTTAGAAAACGCCATTACATTCACCAATTTAAGTCGCTTCTGGATCTCATTTATTTCTAGCATTTTTTGCGCCCTTTCGGTTTATGTTAATTTTTCCCCTGTTTGGTGTTGACACCTTAACATGTGATGGATAGTATGGGCAACATCAAAAACGGAAAGGAGCAGTGAACATGAGCTTTTTAAGTCAAGCCAAGAAGCCAGCAAGCCAAACCAAGCCGCCGATAATAACTGTCATAGGTTCGCCAGGATCTGGCAAGACAAGCTTTGCAGGCACGTTCCCTAACGCTATTTTTATCCAAGCTGAAGACGCTAGTACGGTGTTCGAGTCTTGGGATGAGAGCGTACAGCCAACCATGCTTCCAGTGCTTCCTAAGGCAGTACCGGAAAAAGAGGGCTTGGCAGGAAAATTAAAAGTAAGCACATTTGATGTTTTGATGTCTCAGTTGAGGGAGTTAGCCACGGCAGACCATGATTTTAAAACACTGGTTGTCGACAGTATTACAGCACTAAATTTGAAGCTTGAGCATGAGACTTGCAAGAAATATGGAGTCACCTCTGTAGCTGACGCAGCGGGTGGTTTTTTTAAGGGATATGATGAGTCAGCGTCCCTGCATTCTGATTTTATGGCAGCTTGCGGAATTTTAAGAAACAGAAAAGGGATGGCGATTGTCCTGCTGGGCCACAGCGGTGTCCAAAAAATTAAAAATAGCCCAGACCAAGGCAGCGAATACACAGTGCACTCGCTAGATATGAATCACAAATCTGCGGCTGTTTACATCAACAACAGTGACGCGGTTATTTACATCAAAAAAGAGGAACTTGTAACAGGGGCAGAAACCAACCGTAGAGGCCAGACAACAAAGTTTGGCCGCGCCATGCAGACTGGGCAGCGGGTATTGATAACCTCAGGTGACGGCTTGCTAGGGTACGTTTCGGCAAAGTCTCGCTACCCTTCGCCATCAGAAATACCGTTGCCGATTGGGACTAACCCAATGCTGCAATACATTCCGTTTTACTCTAAGTCAGCACCAACCGCTGAGCCAGAAGTAACCGAACCAAAAACCAACGAAAGTGATGAGGCGTAAAATATGAGCTTTTTTAGCACGAGTGACGGCCAGCAGATCAACACAGACGGTAAATTCGACTCAGGCGGCGGCGATATGCCACCGATTCCAAAAGGAACCCAAGTACTCTCCAGCATTGACCAGGCGAAGTGGTCCGAATACGAAGGCCAAAGATACATTGATTTACGTTGGACCATTGCGCGGCCCGATGAGTACGCAAACCGCAAGATCTTCCAGAAGGTTAAAGTTAACGAGCCGGACATGCAGAAGCGCGACAAGGCACTGCGGATGCTTGCGGCAATTGACGCGAATGCTGGCGGCAAGCTTGTAGCGTCTGGGGTTGAGCCAACGGATGAATCCCTTATTGCGGCACTGGCTAACCGGCCAATGGTTCTAAAACTGGAAGTCTGGGAGCTTGACGATAAGAGCAAGACCGGAAACTGGGTTGCTCAGGTAGGTCCATACAACAAAAAAGCAGGCGATGCTCCGGTTAACCCAATGAGCGCTCCAAAGGCTCAGGCAGCTCCCGCTGCCGCACCGGACCCAGTCGATGATTTTGACGACGATATTCCATTTTGACGCTTAAACATGGGGCGCTTGCGCCCCTATTCGGAGAGAACCATGGGAAATTACAGCGAAAACGAATCAAGCATAAGGGTGGATTTTTTTAAGCCAGGCGGAAAATGGCAATTCACTAAAGCTATACAGTGGACGGGTGGTTACAAAAACTGTTGCATTATTGATGCGTTTGAAAGTTCGTTACGTGATGCCGGAGTATCGTTAACAAAATACAACATTGTATGCCTGGAGCCATATCACGAACACTCGCACCCTTTAATGATCAAGGCAACGGAGTAATAGATAATGATCGAAGACCTACAAAGAACTGCGCAATGGTTTCAAGACCGAAGAAGCCGCCTGACAGGCTCAGTAGCAGGTGCGGCAATTGGCCTATGCCCATGGCGTAAGCCAGATGAAGTGCTTCGCCAGATGGTGCGTGAGCATCACGGATTGCCAGACGAAAACAATCTCGACGGAAATCCAGCAATCCAGCACGGCAACCGACACGAGAAAGCCGCAGAGCTTGCGTTTATGCGCAAGACTGGCCTAGACGTTCATGCAGTCGGGTTTCTTCCTATTCACGCCTGGAGCGGCGCAAGCCCTGACGGTATCACCAGTGACGATGCTGTTCTTGAATTAAAATGCCCATTCGGAAAACGGAATGATATAGCGCCTGAATTTAAGCGGTTAGCAGATCAGCCACACTATGAAGTACAAGTTCACTTAGAGATGTTGGCGGCAGGAAAGAGCAAAGCATACTTTGCGCAATACCGTCCTGCTATTGGTGATGTTTTCAGCGACAATTATCACCCCGAAGTTATAGAAATTGAAGCCGTACACGATAGCGTCGACTGGCTAGAAGAAAACATCCCGAAGCTGAAAGCATTTTACGAGCGGTTTTTGTCTGAAATTGATAACCCTGTTCACCTTGAGCCGTTGCGGGTGATCTTAAACGAGCCACAGCATCAGTTATGGATTGACCATATAAGCGAACTCGACGATAAGATGGCGATGGTTACAGAGGCGCGAAAGGCGGCGATTGATGAATTGATCGAAATGGCAGGCGGAAAAAACGCGGATATCTGTGGGCGAAAACTTACAAAGGTCAAGAGAAAAGGGAATGTTAATTATGCCAAGTTTCTAAAAGCGAAAGGTATCGACCCCAAAGACGGTGAAAAATACCGCGGGAAGGAAAGCGAAAGCTGGCGGTTAAGCTAGATACTGTTATAATTACGATGCGGTGAGTGGCTTAGCGGTCACGTTGGGAATCAGCACCCCGCACCGTTTTTTAACCCCCATTAGTGCTGGCCTTGCTGAAGGTTAAAGATATGAATCACAAAATCATTTACGACAATTTAATGTCAAAATCAAAATCTAGGCCCGCCCCAGAAGGTTACCTTGAGTCCCATCATATTTTGCCTAGATCACTCGGCGGAAGCGATTGTATTTCAAACATAGCATTACTTACCGCCAGAGAGCATGTCTTTGCTCATGCGCTTCTATCTAAGATACACGGCGGCCCAATGTATTATGCGTATTGGATGATGGTAAACGGAGCAGCCGCCGTAAGAGCAAAAAGGCACGGCGTTAAATTAATTGTTAGCAGTAGATCCGTATCTATAGCAAGAGAAGCAAGGGCTAAGCATATAACAGAAACAAGAAGCGGTGAGAACCATCACTATTATGGTAAAAATAGGTGTTTTAAGGTAAAAGATAAAATATCAAGCACCTTAATATCTAAGTATAGAAATGGGTACGTAGCGCCATCAAAAGGAACAAAGGTTACAGAACAGCAGAGAAAAGATATATCAAGAAAGTTAAAAATACTTTACGCGGATGGCATGTTACACCCAATGCTAGGGAAGAAGCACACAGAGGAAGCTAAGAATAAAATATCTAACTCACAAAAAGGTGAGCTAAACAACAACTACGGAAAACCATTAAGCTCAGACCATGCAAGAAAAATAAGTTACGCACAAGTTGGAATAAAAAACCACAATGCTGATAATAGGATACTTGCATTTAAGCATGAGTCTGGGGAAGAATATACAGGGTATAGGTCTGACTTCATAATAATGTACCTATTAGGAAGGGCAAGCATTGCAAGGTTGTTAAACGGTAAGCAATCAAAGCATAAAGGGTGGTTTTTTAATGGGGTTAAAAAATGATAACACTCCGCCCATATCAGCAAACCGCCGTTGATAAAACAATCGAGTGGGTAAAAAAAACAATATCTCCAGCGCTGGTAGAGATGTCTGTAGGGGCTGGCAAATCAATATACATTGCAGAGGTTGCCAGGATAATCCATAAGATGAGTGGGGGAAAGCGAGTTCTTTGTATCGCTCCACGCTCTGAGCTTGTAATTCAGAATGCATCAAAATACAAAGCGCTTGGTAATCCTTGCAGTATATATAGCGCTTCAGCTGGACAGAAAAGCCTTAGGCATCCTGTTGTATTCGCTACACCAATGACATTTAGAAGAGTTGCCAAGCGCCTAGGCGGCGAGTTTGCCGCTGTAATAATTGACGAATGCGAAGGCACGACGCCTACCATAATCAGCATAATAGAAGACATGAAAGAAGGAAGCCCTAACCTTCGAGTCATAGGAACCACCGGGACGCCATTCACAACGGATGGCGGGTATGTTTTTAGACTGGACGAACACGACAATCCAGTAAGCGACTCTATGGCAAGAGATCCTTATTACACTAAAAACCTACATAGGGTTACGACAAGGGAGTTACTAGACGCTGGTTATTTAACTCCTGCTGTCGTCGGAGAAATAGGGCAAGACAGTTACGAAGCGTTAGAAATAAAACCGAACAGGGGAGGTAAGTTTAACCCCGCAGATGTTGATAAAGTTTTTGTTGGTCACGGAAGGAAAACGTCCCTAATTGTTGCCGACGCAATGGAGCGAATGAAGGACAGAAAATCTATTGTGTTTTTTGCAGCTACGATAAGACACGCAGAAGAAATACACGCGAGCTTTCATCCTGACACTGCGGCAATTATAACAGGGTCAACAAAAGATAGGGCTGGAATTCTTTCACGATTTGACAGCGGAAAGCTTCGTGTTCTGATAAATGTAAACGTCTTAACTGTTGGCTGGGATTGCCCGAGGGTTGACGGTATAGCTCTACTAAGAGCTACGGAATCAGCAAGACTGCTTGCCCAGATAATAGGAAGAGGGCTTCGTTTATCCGATGGAAAGGAAAACGTTCTTCTCTTGGACTATGCTTTCAATTTTGAGAGGCATGCGAAAGACGGAGATATATTCAACCCATCTATTAAAGCATCCTACCAAGGGGGTGAAAAACCGCTTATAGAGGCAGTTTGCGAGTTTTGCAGCGGGATTAATATGTTTACCGCAAGGCCAAACGACGAAGGGCTAGACGTTGACCAGTGGGGTTATTTCGTTGACTTGGCAGGCGAAAGGATCGACACGGAAACAAACCCAGAAAAGCCAGAGAGGAACATGCCTGCGCATTATGGTAGACGTTGCACAAACGAGGTTAAGAGAGGTCCGGTTTATGAGCGTTGCGATTACTACTGGACAGGAAAGGATTGCCCATCTTGCGAACATAAGAACGATATAACCGCCAGGTATTGCGAAATATGCAAAGAAGAATTAATAGATCCGAATGAAAAGCTAGTGGCCGATTTTAAAAGGCAGAAGCGAAGCCCGCACGAAAAAAACACCGATGAGGTAATAAACCTCAGCACGGTTAAAACGGTTAGCAGGTCAGGCGCTGATATGTTGCGCGTTGAAGTTCAAACGGCATACCGTAGGTTCTCGTTGTTTTATGTTTTGGGTAGTGAAAAGCAATTCATCAAAGCAAAAACAGATACGTTTTTAGAAGCAACACAAAATGGCGAAGCGGTACCAAGGACGATAACCTACCAGAAAAATAAAAGTACCGGATTCTATGACGTGTACGCATTCAACAGGCTAACTGATGAGGAAATATTGCAGCAGAATATCGGCTGTTCGGTTAATGAATTTAGCGAGAGGTTAAGGGCATGAAGTTTAATGAACCATGGCTAAAAGTATTCGGCGACACCACCTACAGGGGCAACTGCCCACAAGAAAGCGCAGAGCAGATAACATTCTTCCGCAAGCTGCGTGATGAGTACCCCGACACATGGGGCCGGCTCGCGGTTCATCCAAAGAACGAAGGCAAGCGAAGCGGTGCGCAGTTCCAGCAACTGGCTATGGATAAGGCCATGGGGTTACAGCCAGGCGCTAGTGATATTGTGATACCCATGGGTTTCTGTTGCGAGATGAAGCGAAAAAATCACATGCTGTCAAAGTGGCAGCCAGGGCAGCTGGACTATCTAAAAGCCGTACACGAAGCCGGAGGGTTTGCCTGTGTAGCGCTAGGCTGGAAAGGCGCATGGGAGGCGCTGCAAACATGGCTGGACCAAACCAAAACATAGCCCAAGCCCTAGCCGGAACCATTCCTTTAGCCTCGCTCACCACAGCAGAACGTTCCGCAATCCGCCTGCCCATCTACCTAAGAGCCTCAGCCATGCTAGAGCTTCCACGCTCTGAGATGGCCCAGGCCGCAGAAGGTTTGCCGGTAGAGATACGGGACTTGGTGCGCGAAGAGTGTAAGCGGTTGATGCTGATTCGGAGGCAAAAGAAAGCCCGCTAGTGCGGGCTGTTTTGTTGGTGTTATTTAAAGTTATTCATCTGTAAAACAACCGCAGCCAGAGCTGTCAAACATCGGAAGCTCCATAGTTCCCTGCTCAATTTTTTCCCTATATTGCTTCAGAGTTAAATATCTTAACTCTCCTTCAATTGTTACCCTTAAAAATGGCCTTGCAGTATCGCCGATGCTACTCATTACCCGCTCCATTTCTTTTTCATGGTAGGCGTAGCGCTCTGGGTTTGTTCTGTAAAGTCTTTCAAACTGAACCTGACCGGCTTTGCAGCAAAACCCGCCACAGTTGTTATGCTCATACCCCTGGTCATAAAGCCTTGGGCGCTTTATGCCATATTTTCTTAGTATAGGTTCAAACATAGGTCGGGTTATTTTAAACTTGTTTAGAAGGCTTACAACTGGCCTTGGTTGCCAATTCACAGACGCCCTATCAATTCTGTCTTGCTCGCTCCAGTCCATGCCAAGAACGAGCGGATCTGATTCTTTTGAATTATCCGCAAGCCAGCGCATTACCGGCTTTGTTTTTAGTTCTGTTGAGCAGTGCGCTGTCCTTGTGTTTCCTATCCATCGCTTGTCAAGGTAAACGTCCCAAGGCGTTCTTCCGTCAGTTAATGCAATTATTTCTTTGCCAACGGCATTTGCAATATCTTTGTTGAACCTATAAAGATCTTCGTCTTCAATAAGTGTATCTGCAAATATAAGGTTAAAATCTAAACCCTGTTCATAAGCAACAAGTGCAGAAATTGCGGAACCCATACCACCAGAAAAACTAATTTGATAAGTCATTGTTTACCCTTGTAACAAGCCCGTTTTTTGATTGCGGCAACACATCCGGGTGTATGTGCTTTCGGGGATCAGCCTAGCCGCAAGAAAAATTGTATCACAACGTCTGGCTAAACCCCAGTAGAGCCAAACGCACCAGAACCCCTATCCGTATCATCCAACTCCTGCACCATCTCGCACAGCACATTAACCGGACTAAACACAATCTGCGCCACACGTTCACCGCGCCGGATCTCGATAGATTGGTCGCCGTGGTTCATGCCCGCCACCATAATTTCTCCCGTAAAATCCGCGTCAATTAGACCTGCTAGAATATCAAACCCGTACTTAATCGCCATCCCAGACCGTGGCCAGATGAAACCCGCGTAACCGGCAGGGATGCCAAGCGATACCCCTGTCGGTATCTTCACACGAGCGCCAGGCCATACGGTGTGGTTCTCAGTTGCGTACAGATCGAACCCCGCGCTGCCTTCTGTGCCACGTGTGGGTTGGGTTTCGTACTGGTGTAGGAGTTTTATTTTGATGGTCACTTGCCAATCCTCTTCTCAAAGTCATCCCCACATTCTTTGTCACAATACAGCCCACTATCCAGCGGCTCATCACAGTTATAACACCGCCGAATAGGCCGCAACTTCCGCGCATTAAACAGCGCCTCCCTGATCCCCATTGCCCGCTGCCATTCTGCTGTTTCGTTTGCTATGTCGATTATGTCGCTCATACTCTAGCCTCTAAAGATTCATTAATACGTTTTTTTGCAATATCAAAATAGCCTTGATCTAGCTCTATGCCTGTAAACTTTCGGCCCGCGTTGACGCAAGCTACGCCGGTTGTTCCGCTGCCCATAAATGGATCTAAGACAGTGTCACCTTCGCCGCTCCAGCTTATAATGTGATCGCGGGCTAGGGTTTCAGGAAATACCGCAGGATGACCCGTGGACCCCCCGCCAACGCCGTACTCCCATATATTTTTCCGTTTTCCAAATTCACCCGCTGTTTTGTATACACGATCTGATTTTTCACCGCACGGCTTTAGCCCGTTGCGGACCGTGCTTTCCTTGACGCCACCCCGCACGTTTTTCCTGTCTCGGATGAAGTTCAGGCTTTTCGGGGCCCCTTTACTAAATACAAACATGTATTCAAATGCCTGAAGGTAGCATTTGTTTGACCCAAAACAAGCCTGAGCCTTTTGGTAAATCATTGTGTCGTGCAAGTTAAATCCACACTCCATAGCCCAAAGAGCCTGGCGAAATGACGTGCCGGTTTCGCTTCCTTTTATAGTCGCATCACCAACTACCCAAACCACAACCCCGCCCTTGGCAGTGACTCGGTATAACTCCTGAAGAACCGCCTTCCATACATGCTCCCCCCATTGTTCGTTGTTGCCGTTGTAAGCTCTCAGGTTGTCGTATGGAGGGCTAGTCACTGTCAGGTCAATACTACAATCTGTAATATCCGCCATCACCTTTGAGCAATCACCTTGCATTAATTTAATCACAACCCACGCTCCAGTGCTTCAGCTTCCAGCGCCGCATAAGACACAGCATCCTCTGCGCTGTCCTTGTGGTACCCGTTAGTCTGCCTGACGCGCTTAATGATGCTCATAAACAGCCACCCTTCAGCCTCGCTCATGTCATATCCAGTAATGGCGTTGAACGCCTCCACAGTGCGCCCCATGCTGCGCTCCCCTGCAGGCTGGTCGTATTGCTTACCGCGCTCGGTTAACAGGTTGCCAGCTTGCAATAGGAATTGCTCGGCAGTGCGCCTGTATTCTGTTGCAGGTAGCGCTTCCTCCTCGGGCGTCATGAATGGGCTTAGGAGGCCAAGTTCATTGCGGGCGGCTTGCCATTGCTCCCGCGTAATGCCGTCGCTGTCTGGGAAGTATTTCAGATTAAGCCACTCGGGCCCGCCCAGTCTGTCGTTCCAGATAAGCACCGTTGTGCTCGCGCCCATCAGCTCCCGCCACTCAGAAACTTTTCTCGCAAGAAATTCTAGTCTTTTGTTCATTTCATCATCTCCAAAAGTTTGCGTACGCCAAGTTTGTGCGCTTCTCGATAGTTCCTAACTGGCAATGCGTTTTGATCAAATGCCAAAGTTATTACCTCATTCCGAAACGCAAAGAACTTGACAGGCCTAGCCTGCACTCCCTTACGCCACCTGCTAATAGTGTTGTTGCTGACGCCAGCGCACCTGCAAGCCTCCGTAATCGTAACCCTGGACAGCCTCGCCAGTTCTAGCACTTCTTCTATAGTTTCCAATTTCCTCTCCTTTCGTTACCAAGGCCCACAGTATGAACGTGAATAAAAGTGTAAGCAAGCTTGACGAAGCGATTAGAGAAGGATTAGTATTAGCACATCAACAACGGAACGGAGAACGGCATGGACTACAAAGAGCAAGCGCAAAAGCTAATCGACACAGGCTTTTGCGACCTTCCAATAATTTTCGAAGACGTGGCTCGCAGAGTCGCTAAGAACGAAGCTTTCCCCATTGCGCTACGCAATACTATGCAAGGCAACCGCCGTCTGCTGGACATGATCACCCGGACAGCCGCGCTTGAACTCTGCAAGGAGCAGTCAGATGCTTAAGTTCGTCATGGGCATGTCAGTTGGCATTGTTCTTTTGGCGCTTATTTTTAGCGAGCCAGACGACTACCAGGCCCGCATTTATTGCGACATGCGACAGATTCACAAAGACACCAACGGCGAGTTTGGCTGGCCGGATTACAGGAGCGATATTGAATGCAGCAAATGACACGCAAAGAGTATAAGGCGTTTATGACTAAGTGGCGGGCTGTTTTGGGTAATGTGAATACTCCAGATGACGCATGGAAGCACGAAGCAGCCGTGCAAGATGATGCCTTTAACACGGCTTTTCAAGCGGTATACAAATTAATACCAGTTTATTTCTGGGAATGCCGACAGATTACTTCCCATAAGAGATTTAGGAAGCCTTCAGACAGACTTGATATGCAGATGAACTCAGAAGGCTTCTGCCCCAACAGCTACCCACACGCAACAAGGAATCCGTAACATGAACGCAGCACAGAACCAGAAATATATTGACGACGCCGCAGAAATTGAGGCGCGGGCTGAAACGATTGGGCTAGAGATTGAGGAGGCGATACTTGAGGGCGAAGATTACGATTTGATCTTTGGCCCTAATGATCGATGGCAGATAGATTGTGGTTTTGTGGCAGATTGGATGATTAATAAAAATCCAGAACTGACTTACAAGCACACCGTTTACCCAAGCAAAGACACCACGCACAAGATGGGGCTGCTGCTTGCTAAGGTTATTGAAGAGATTGTTGAAGCCGCCCCACTGCTAGAAGCCGCGCAGTTTGAAAGGAAAAACAAATGAGCAAGATCACCCCAGAACTACGCGCATACATCGAAACACGATACGCCCTGAGCCGCTCATACGCTACTCTGGCCGCAGACCTTAGCGATGAGGTTCTGGGCCAGAAACACGGCGTCAGCAAGGCTACCATCTACCGCCTGGCACGTCGCGGATATGAGTTTGTGCCATGCCGAAACCCATCTAAGGAGATCTCTGTAGAAACGCTGAAGGCTATCAAGATTGACCTTGACCAGCGAAAGAAATACGAATCTCTATCCGCTGTTGACAACGCCCGCGCTATATCGCTGGATACGGGCATAAAAATTGGGCGCATTCGTGCGATTGGGAGCTATGGACTGTTCAAAGAAGCTGCGCCGAAAGCCAGCGAGAAAGTGGATTATGTTCGCCGGTTCTTGACGGCACCGGTGGTTAGTTTTGGGATTTGCGAGGGGTATTACTAAGATGAGCGATAGCAGAGAAACATTCGAGCGCACAGTAACGGCAACATGGAGCGACAGCTACAGCCTAAAGCGGGCAGCAAGCGGGGACTATGTAGATGAAATTCTTGACGGAATGTGGTGGGCATGGCAGATCAACTGCCCGCAGTTCACAGCACTGTGCCATAGCAAAACAAAACAGATCGGAAAGCCCGTTGGCTTCTTAGTCCAGAACGAAGCCGGTGGACTGGCAGCGGTGCACAACTTAGGCCGAGTTACGTGGCTTGATGATTGCGTTGCTGGGCCTGTTGAGCAGGCAGCCCGAGCACAGGAGTACAGCGCCGTGATGCCGGATGAACGCGGAACGAATCGCTACGGCCTGGATATGAGATACTTCCGCAGACTGTTTAACCGCGAACTGAGCAACCTTGAAAACTTCATGCCCGATGAGTTGGCCAGAGTCCTTGCTCGTGCGGCTATAACGGCGGATGCGTCAGTGCTTCAGGAGAGTGAGTTTCAGGATGGGGCCGGCAAGGCGGGAGGCGTTCAATGAAATGCTATTACGGGGGCTCGACTGAGCCAGGCGAATCTGATTTTGTCGCCGCTTGCTTTGCATCGAACGTAAAGGAGGCAAAACGAATCCTGTGGAAATACGGCAACCTTTCGGACGAGTGCGATGGAGAATATATGAGTGCTCGCGTTATTCGAGCGCCTGAGCATGACCATTTGTTTGAAAAAATAGGCCGAACCGGTGCCTACATTATTTGGGACGATTTTATTTTCCGAGAAATGGGCTGGATAATGGAAGGTGACGACCGCTGTGCTATGTGCGGCAAGGCAGAATACGAAGGCAAGTGGCCTCTTTGTGAGCATTGCGAACAGTGCAATGACTGCGGGCATGATGATGACTGCGAAATTGTGGCCGACAAGGCGGGAGGTGGTGTATGAGCCCATCAAAGTGTGAAAGCTCCGAGGGAGGGCGCATAATGATGATAGGACTAATTAGCGGGGTCTTTATGCTCGGCGTACTGCTCGGAGTCGTCTGTGTAGCGATGGTCACTAAGTACATCGTAAAGACGAAGGGTTATCTAGAGTTCAAGTGGGATGGGCGGTGGTACAGCGTGTACAGTCGAAACCATCGGTAAGCGAAGGAAAGGTATAGCTTTCAGCGATTTTGGATCTGACAAGATAACCTCAATTAATCCATTTATCAACACCACCATGGCCAGAGCAAGTTCCCTGGCCGTGGCTTTCGCTATACGTACCGTTCTTGCATTTAGCCGAGATGCTAACCGTTTCTTTTGGCTGCTCATTCCACCACAACAAACCGCCCGCACCAGCACCGCCGATTGTAAGCACGACAATTGCTATCTGGAAGCCTCTGGACAAACCTACCCGACGCCCCTGGTTTAAATCTGCCGACGCTCTAAATTCTCTGAAGCCGGTTTTAATTTCTTCTTTAATAGCCTCAAACCCGGAACGCATTTCGTCTCTAGTTTCGGTTTGTGCGACTTGTAGGTGATGCATATTGTTATTTAAGTCCTGAACTGTGCGCTCAAGATCTGTAACACGCGGGGGCCATTCTTCAAGTCGATGAACGCGATAACTTAAAGTATGAAACTCTTGTTCAGACTTCCCCACTCTTTCATGTATATCGGCCATGTCTTCATTTCCTGGCATGTTAAGCCCTTGCTGCGTGTCGGTGTGTTAAGTATAAGTTGGCCAGATTATATCATTTTATTCATTGCAATATATTATAGCCGCGTTCAAGCTCAAGAATATAAACCATCAGCTGAGCATTATCAGACTCCGAATAACACACCATACCATTACCGGCCATCACCGTCAGGCCGCTCGGTGTCGTCGGCTTTGTCGGCATCGATCCGCTGCACCCGACCATCGCCAAACTTATTAGCAGCGTACTGAGCAGAGTCCGAGTCAATCTGATCGCGCTCATTCTGGGCCTCGCGTTGCTCTTTCTTGCGTAATGCCCGCTTGACGGCCTGCATAAGCGCCGCCAGCAAGTAGATTACTCTATCAATCACTTTACGCTTTCCACAGCCTTGACCCGGCCATAGATCGCAAACAGGCCACCAACAACACCAATGGCTGCGCTCACTATCTCGGCCTGTGCTTCTTGCCCAACACTATAACCGAATGCCCCAGCCACGAGCGCCAGGATCGCAACGATTGAGCCCCAGATTGTCTTTGACTTATACCATTCTTTATTGGTTTCCATTATCAACTCCAGGTTTAACAGATTGAATTGCAGCCATTAGGCTGGTGTACCTTCCTTCAACGCGACCCCATGTTGCCGGATCGCCCATATTTTCGTTCGGCCTTACGTCACCATGGAACATTGGGTGAGGACCGTCAAGGTAATGCGTATCAGAATACACGCCAATGCCCGTAAATCCAATCAGCTTCATTTTGTGCGCAACATCTTCCACTGCCTCCCTGTGTGTCGCGCCATCAACAAAGAAGTCAACCGCCAATACCTCCCCCCAATGGTCAATGTTATGAGCGGACATGTCGTCACGCCCAAGGTTACGGCCCAAGCTTTTAAGATTAGGGCTGATAATGACTGCCCGACCAAGCTGGTAGCGTAGCACGTCAAGCATTGTCAGAAGCCTAGGTGACATTTCGTCTGACCAGTCTCTGAATTCTTCTGCGCTGAAATATTCAAGTTGCATTTAACCTCCTAGCCGGTGCAATACCGACCTGATTACGTACTCTCTTAGCTGTCCAGTATTTCTGCCCATGTTAGACTACAGAATTTCCAAACACAGTTATTTTCACTCTCTGAGCATCGAAATAGGCTCCAGAGTAAGTGCCTAAACGCCTTACTTTAATCAGTTCGGTGCTAGTCGTACCACCTGTGCTCGTAACAATTACAGCGTCCGCGCTATCGACGTTGGTTGACCAAGAAATTGCGCGCTCAACGTTTGGAAAAGATGTGCTGTAGGTAAGGGTATATTCTCCGGCAGATGCTCTTGTAACTGAAGATACATTGAATGATTTTAAAATCGTTCCATTAGCCCCGTCAAATACAACCCAAGCAAGGGCGGCATTTTCAGATCTAATAGAGGGATAGACATAATCAGGAATCATCCCGGCACTAGCGGGGACGTTAGCGCCTGTTATATTGTTCCTTATAGTGTCGCTAGACGCGCCATTAGGAATAAGATTTCTACCTGAAACTTTGCCCGTAAATCCCGATCCTAGTGAAATTAGGTTGTTAACCGCATTCGCCGAACCGGTGAGTGTATCCGCTGAAAGTGATCCAGATCCGGACATTGTAACGGCGCTTATACAATACTCGATATGCAAACCCTTAACACAAAGCGAGTCGTTATCCATTAGGATTGCTGAATTCATAGGGTTACCAATAGTACCAGCGGCAGTGTACCCATGAACATCTAGAACAAAACCACCAACAAGACTAACTTCAAGAACTCTAATTCCCGCGTTAAGTATTGCAGTAGAATTAGAGAATATCTCTATGTCTCTAAATGGAAGATAAGCAGCACCACCGAAACCATCATCATAAAGAATTCCATATGGGGTTGTTCCATCATACTGAATTACAATTTTGTCAGCCCCGCATGTTTCTTGCCAAGCTTGGGTAAAGATTACTGCGCTCATGTTAAAACCACGGGCATCTACATAACAGTTTTCAAGCCTCGAACCAAACATAGAGCTTGTGCCATTTGAAAACTGGAACATATACGGGGATGAAAAACCGGCGAATGGGCGAAAGGTCAAACCGCGTCCGTTAGGGCCAGAAATAGCCACTCTATTCGGTCCATTTAATTGTTGCGAAATAAGACTTACGCCGGTTCCGCCTCTTACAGTTGCGCCCTGCGACCCATTAAATGCCTGTGCCGCCCAGTTAATAGCAGCTTGCCATGCAGTGTAATCATCGGCGCTGTTGTTAATTAAAGCGCCAAACCATTCTGCCCGGATGTTTGAAAAGTCAATTTCTTGTCTAACAAAAGCTCCGCTTGCGCCAGTTGCGCCAGAGCTTGGCGCAATGTAAATGCCTTGTTGTGGGTCTTCTGTAACTTTTGCCGATAGGTTGGATGCGTCAAATTTAAATATGCCCGCCCTACTTCCAGACAAGCTAACTTGGTGGTTGGACGTTCCTGTTAGCGCTTCTATTTCTGCAACCGTAGCTTTACGAATAACTCTTTCAAGAATATCTTCCTCCGCCTGAGTAACAGCAGCCTCAACCGTTGGCCCGCCTTCCATTCCTACTAGGGATGCGCCTTGGCCTGCTGTCTGGGATGCAAGGGATTGCCTAAGATATGCATCACCAACAGCAACAAATGAACCACCCTCTGGAAGCCCTGCGCCGGTCGTAGTATACGGCAGCGTGACAGACCCAGACACGCGCCAAAACTCGCCTGCATCGCGCACAAGTTGCGAATAACGTGTTAACTCAATTCCGGCTGCATAGTCACCCACAAACTCGTAAGCGCTGCCAATGAAAAATTCTGATACCTGCGCTTCTATGCCTGCCCAGCTTTTGCGTGCGATGCCAAGCCGGTCGTTATAGCTAGAGTTAACGCCATTAATCAAGTTATCAAAGTTTTCTGAGTTGTCCGAAAGATCACGCGGTTCTGTTGAGCCAATCGGGTTGCCGGTGTTATAAGTAGTCATACAGTAAACCTCTGTGAATCGTTTGCTTGTTTATAAGCTTTCGTCATCGGACAAGTATACACGTGCATCGTAATTAATTGCAGTGACAGCAACTTCAAGCTGGTTACGTGGCGATATTTCAGTTATCAAAGCCGGAAAGTTCCAGCGGTCAACCGGCCCAAAATAAACATGTGTCGGCTCTCTGTCGCCAGGGTTAACCAACGGGTATGGCAGCGGAATGCTCACCAGCACTTCATAGTCGCTGCCGCCTTGCGTTGCAGTAAACGGCCCTACCGTGTCGCCTGCCTCGTCTCTGTAAGCCACGACATAGCTAACGCCAGACTCCCACACTAGCGGCTCTGATACGGTTATACGGTCAGCGCTGATAGATTCCAGAATAGCCACATTGCCATAGCTCGGAACATCATCAACCAGCGGCACGTACGACATATAACTGCTGTTCAAGGCGTCCAGCTCAGTGCTAAAACTGTAAGACCAGCGGCGGTAACGTTGTGCGCGTCTACGGCGCATTCCGATACGCCAAGCTTTCGTTTCATCGGTGACGCCTTCAAGCTTGATCTTGTCCATCTTTATGCCTTGATCGCCAGGCAGAAAGCAGTTCACCGTTTCAGTGGTCCATGTCCCAGCTTTGGTATACTCAACCTCTACACCGTCCGGTTCGCCTGGCTGCTTACCTGTGAAAGTCCGTTGCAGTGGTGCGGTCATATTCTCAGGGCTATAGCCCTGCTCATACTGGGTGCGAGTCTCGTCGCGTACGGGAGTGATGACACCGTTGTCGAGCGTCATCTCTGCATAGCCTGCCCGCAGTATCGTGTCTATGGCGTCCTTTGCTGTGCCTGAGCTGAACACGTAATCGAACGTATCACCGCGACCAATCCAAAGCGTATCAAGCCTTTCAAGCTCGCTAACGTCAATCTGGTCTAGGCCATAGCCAAGCGACTTGGCAACGTATGCCGCGGCTCTTGAAATGGATCGGGTAGCCGTTTCTGTTCCGCCCGCCACCGGCTCAAGCTTGCGTGTTGCCTCCAAGTTGATCTTATTTTTAGATTGCCCACCAATGTCGTCAGCGCCTGTTATCGTGACGGCTATGGTTGTGACGCCTAGATAGCTGGTGACTGTTGGCAGTTTAGAGCGCATGGCTGTCAGCTCTAGGCGGTCAAGCGCTTCCAGTGCCGTGTCTTCAGCGCCGACCCGTACCACCTCAATCTCTGGCCTTATCGATGCAGGCATAGAGACGGAAAACGTCCAGCCCAGCTGATCGCGTGTTGCGCCTGAAACCGTTTGGTCTTGTACGGTCCATGTTGTGGTTCCAATTTCTCTCCACCGTATTCTTACTGTCCTGCTTCGATAATTAACGGCATCTCCATCAATCGTGCCAAGCCCCTGAGGTGCGAATACATCAATCTCAACCGCCTGTGTTTCCTCTCCATTTGGGCAGGCAGCAAACGGCCCGATAATTTCGCTGACAAGATCGCCGGCTATCCATGCTATATCAACAGACGCGCTGCCAAGCTGCGGCAATGTATTGGCCCAATCTGGGTCCACATCCCCACCCGTCAATACGCGCTCCAGCCGAATAGCCGTGGTGCTTATGATTTCAGACAAAACATATTCTGTTCCGGCTTTGTCAATCGTCATAAAACCAGCGCCGGCAGTGGGTGTAACCGCCACAGCGCCAACGGTTTCCAGTTCAAGCTCTGTTTTTGCGGCGTTAAGTGTTGCGACAACGTAAGTCCCGTTTACCGCAAGCGTTGATTCAACATTAACAGTTTGCCCCACAACAAGGTGCTGAAAGGCTCCAGTAATAACGTTGCCAGCCGCGCTAACCGATTGCTCGATATTAACGATGCCAGATATTCCGACGCTCCAGCGGCCTTTAACTACGATTGAACTTAGCACGTCGCCAGATGTTGAAGCACCGGAGCCGCTGTAGCTGCGCTCGTCAAATGTAACGCCCTTGAGCCGCAACCCTGAGCTAGACGATGTGCCTCCCACCTCTGGCGCTGTATACCAGTTTTCATGCGCCGGATTTCCAGCAACGCTAACACCTGGCTCGAATAGTTGATAAGACGCCCCGCTTATATCGCCTATGGCTGTCTCGCCAATTCGAATATTTGAAGGGTTGATCTCGTAACGCCCAACGCCCACACACAACATCAAGCGTAGAACCTGAGTGGTTGTATTTTGATAAAGCCTGCGCGGCGCATTCAGGTAATCAGGATAACGGATATATCGGCCTAACAATTCTGAGACGCCTTCGCCTAAGCGGGCGACGTTGGCTTTTGCGTCTGCTGGATTAGACCTTGCGCCTTGCTGGCCTTGGCCTTGTTGGCCTGGTATTGATGGTGAGAAAAGAGCTGAAGCCGCCTGAACCCCAGCAATGTTTAAAGAAAAAACCGGAAACGCAAAGCTCAAAACACTTCCAAGCGCGCCCCCCCTCGGAACCACCCGAAACTCAACATTATCTGTTTTGCGAATAACGACAAGCGGCCAGTCAATCGGCTTTATGATCACGCCATTCACAGAGCAACTAACCGGCTGTATTTCGCCGCGCTTATACTCTGGCGATTGGCCTAACACCCACTGCTCGATGGTTATATCATGGTCACTATAAACATCATCCGGCTCGCCCGGCATAATGCTTGAATAGACTTTAATCGTCATAATAGACAACCTTCAGGAATCGTTGCTCAAAGTGACGCAAGTTTACCAGACGCGGGCCATTACCGCCCTTTCCAGGCTCATCAGTTTCCAAGATCATTCGCCGGCCGTCAACATCCACAACGATTGCAATATGGGTACACAGAAACCCGCGCCATGCTGTGGCAATCGCGCTAGGGTAGGGGCTGACCTGTCTGTAACGCTTTGACTCTTCGGCCACTGCACTGGTCAGGGCTCGCTTGTCCATGCCTTCAACGGCCCCGTGATTTGTCATCCAAGGCTTATCAAACAGGTAAACGCGGGCCATGCGCACGAGTCCGTAACAGTCAGCACCCTCTGCGCTGCGGCCATTTGAGATATACGGTATGGCTAATAGGTCATCGAGTGTCATAAGTAGCGCAACCCTGGGAAGTCTTCAGACACATAACGTTTGCGCGGCCATGCAGTGCCAAGCAAGTCATAATAACCGGCCTCAATCTGCACCATGATACCTTCAAATGTTCCGCCTCTTAGCGTCATCTTGATAGGCGTTATTGCAGGCGCTGTGAGGTCTGTAGACAGGTACTCGCGATAGATTACAGGCACTTCTAGGTCTGACTCCATCGCGCTTTGTACGGCCTTCTGAGCCTCGCCTGTCACGTTAGCAATCGCAATGCTAAGCGTCTGGTTTCCGCGTGTTGACTTCTCGGGACGCTTAAACTCAAACGGGCCCGCTAGAAACGTAACGGTTTCGGCTGTTTCCAGTGTGACGGTTACATCTTCATAAGCGGCCACTACCCTTATAGCATCTTCATTGGGCACTAATATTTCAAGAGTCGGCAAGATAACGTATTGAGCAGGTGCTGAAGCGTAGACTGTTTGTATGATGCTCATGCAGGCCACCACTTGCACAGCGCAAGGTCGATCACTGCGTAACGTTGCGGCCAGTTAATGGCCATGTCGATTATTTCGTTATTGCTCATGCTTCGGGCCAATTTCGGTTAAGGGCTATGTCGATGATGCCGGCGCCCTGAATGAACTCTTGACCATACAGCCAATAATTCTTCGACAATACCGGACGCTCGCGAATTTCAAGCTGTGCGCTGAATCGCCAGTTCCGTGCGTCGTCAATGGTTGGCCCTGAATACATCTCCATGAACCGGCACTCATAAGGCACAAAGTTGCCAACTGGCGTTTTCAGATCAATATTGAACCAGTCCGCGCCGTCTGTGATTTCATATTTAAACCACGCCTCAAACAGTTGCGCTTGCGTGTCGCCTTTCATGTACCAGGTCAGCGTCACCATCGAAGGCGTAGAAGTAAACGTCCTGCGCTGTCTTGCCCTGCCGGTTGACATTGTGGTTCGAACAAAGGGGCTTGTGTGCTGAATGTCGTAATTGTCACGCAGCGGATCCGGTAGGTAGCTCGGGTAATATTTGGTTGCCATTATCGTCCCTGCCTTTTGAGTCCATATGTGCCTTGCATAGCTTTAGACATTGGCCCTCCAGTTGATATGTCAGCCAGAAATACGTCAACCACCTGTCGGCCCTTATTGTCTGTGCGCTCTTCCGTGCGGGTGCCTGGCGGCGCGTTGTTGATGTTTATCACAGTCCCGCTGCCGCCGCCAGTGCTTTGGCCTTTGGTGTGGTCTACGACGGTTTCTTGTGGGTGCATCATGGCCATGAACCCGCCCTTTCCGTCCAGACCGCCAGAGCGTGGTCCGCTGCCCGTGTAACCGCCGCCCTCAAAGCTGCCGCCTATCAGCGCATAAGCGGCGACCAGCGCGGCACCACCGACCACCGCCGCTGCACCAAACGAACCGATCGAGGCCACCAGTGCAGCCGGTAACCATGCGGCAGCCGTAGTACCTGCTGCTGCGACCTGTGCAGTGGTAGTGGCTGTGGTCGCGGCAATGCTGGCCGAAGCCGCAACAGTAGTCCCGGCAACGCTGGCCGCAGATTTAGTAGCCTCGGACGCCACGACAGCGGAAGTCTCTGCGCCGATGCCGAGCATTTTCAGCGCTTGGAGTGCCGCGTACTGCGCAATCATTTGACCAATAGCGTTGACTACCGACCTGATCATGGTTCGCGCTAATCCCTTTAGCGCTTCTTCGGTGTTCTCTGAGTCCAATATTACGGATTCAAATGCGTCTCCAAAACTGCTAGTGAAATTGTCGATCACCGTTTTGGAGAGATCATCAAAATTAGTCAGATTTCTTTCGGCTGACTCCATCCACTGCTGCCAATAAGTCTCTTCTACCTCGAAGCGCTTACTTACCCCTTCGGCGGCAATATCTATCATCCGTGCCGTATGGTCTGAAAACTGAAACTCCCTAAGCCTCTCCTTCTCGGCAGCGCTAATATTATACGCCTCAATCTGGTCAAGCTGATCAGCATAACGATTGAATTCAGCCATTCCCGGGTCAGCCTGCTCACGCATATCTGCCAGAGATTCAGCCTGCTTTATAGCCGCCTCCTCTGCGTCTATGGCGTCGTAAACCGAAAGCGCGTATTTTATCTGATCACCAGTTGCACCCTGTAGGCTTAGCCGCCGAACAAGCCAAGCCCTGTCGCCTTCTTCCAGCTGAAACAGTTCGTCATCTAGGCTGTCGATTATTTTCTGTACGGCGTCGGAGGCGCTTTGAGCCTGTCTTTTATTACTCTCTTCTGCGGCGTCGGCCAACTGGTCACGACGATCCTGCAGCGTGTCGTAAACCTCTGTCATGGCCTTGCCGGTAGCTTCAAGAACTGCGAGCTCTTCTTCTACTTTTGAGACGTCGATGGTTGCGGAACTTGGGATACCCTTGAGCGTAGCGGGACTTTCGTTTTGCTTTTCCCGAAGTCGGTCAAGCTCCGCTCGCGCCGTAGCCGTAGCAATAGCATTCTCTGCCATCTGCTCATTCAGATCCTGCATCTGGGCTGCGGTTTTGGCGACGGTCATCTCACCGATGGACTCAGCCATCTTACGGACTTCTTTTTCCGCGTCAGACGCCGCTACGTCCGTCGCAAACAGCGCATCACGAAAGTAGTACAGGGATCCGGCAGCGATCAGCGCGACGCCAACGGGGCCGCCAAGAAACGCCATTGCACCGCGAGCCGCGGTCATCGCCACGGTTGATACGCGGGCTGCTACCGTGCTGGCAGACAGGGCTGCCGTGTATGAATTCTGAACAGCGATTAGCGCAACAGTGTTTGCGGCCAACTGCTGGCGCAGTGCAATCTTTCGAGTTGTGCTTGCTGTTGAAGCCATCTCTGCAACAAGAGAGCCCTGCACAACCCTCAGGTATGCAGCCTCGCTGGCAGTTGCCGTAACGGTTGCCTGTGCTGCTCTAATGGTTGCCGCCTGGTTTGCAATGACGGCAGCGGTTGCAGACGTCATTCCGCTTGCGAACCTTGCCGCGAACACAATTAATCCGGCACCGGCAACGTTCACCAAGTTGTCGATGTTGTCCGACAGCAAAACAATGGCCGCGCCAGCGGTACCCACAGACTCCGATATGGCGCTGTTTGTGCCAACCCACTCAAGAACTTTATTGTTTGCTACTTCAATGTTTTGGCTGAACGTGGCAATGGTTTTGCTGAAATTTCGGTCAATTTCTTCAGATGCTTGCTGCAGGGCTTTAACCACAATTTCTGCGGTGATGCCGCCTTCAGCTGCGAATGCCCTTAGCTCGCCAATTGTCATCCCGAGACTATCGGAAATGGCCCGCATAAGTGCAGGAGCCTGTTCTGATACGGAGTTGAACTCTTCGCCCCTCAGCGCCCCGGCAGCCAAGCCCTGCGACAACTGAGTAATAGACGCTGCCGTCTCTGCAGCGGTCGCGCCAGATACTGCAAACGACTGATTAATCGTTGTCGTTAGACCGATCAAGTCTGATTGAGACAGCCCAAGCTCTGTTGACGACCTTGCCAGCCTAGCGTACAGATTCGCAGTTGATTCAAAACTCGCCCGAGTGTCATTTGCGACATTGCCCAACCTTACTTGGATAGCCTCAAGCTCTGCCGTTCCGCTTGTAACTTGGCGCAACTGGTTAGCAACGTTCTGCCAGATATCGGCGTACTGGATTATCTCGCGCACGCCGATAGAGGCAATGACACCGGTTAAAGCCGCTTTCAACGCAGTGCTTGCCGCAGAAAGTTGTCTGTTGGATCTTTCGGCGCGTCCAGCACCTTGACTTAATCCGTTTAGCTCACGAGTAGCCCGCCGCAATGGGTCGGAATTAATATTAAATCCTAGATCAGCCATTGATGCGGCCATTTCGGCAAGCTCCCATTATTGCGTTATTCTATTTTACCATGTTTCGGCACTTCTGCATTCTTTGCGCTTGCATCTCGCTGCCTTAATAAATAATCAGCCGCGCTTAAATCTTTGTTTATGTAAGGGACATCATCGGCAATGTCTGACTGTTGCCCGCCTTTTGCTTGCCAGTGACAGTAAGACCTCGACATCTCCATCAGTTGCGATAGCTCCCATGCCTTTAGCTCTAGCCGCCCGCACTGGTCAAATGATTGCAGCTCAAGCCAGCTAATCGGAGTTAAACCGCCCATGCCGGCGCGGCTCCCCATTCCCGTCTCCATAAAAAGCCCCACCATGTATTCGTGTTCGTCTGTGCTTGGCAGGGTTGAATATGGATGACCTTCTCCGTATTGCTCGTAACGGCTTCGTCTGTCTGTCTTTCGTGTGCGCTCGGGTACACTATGAAGCCACCCGAGTTGAGCCGCCCAAAGTTTTAAGCCTCTGGCGGCTTCTGTGTAAAATTTTCCTGATTCATTACAAATCGTAGAGCCTGCATACGGATGTCTTTATAGTTGATATAAAGCTTGATCGCATTTTCAATGGTTCGCTCGCCTACTTCTGCCGGCATGTTTTCCCATGCAGTCGTTAGCTTTGCGAATAGTTTGGAGTCTTCTAGTGCAACATCTTCAGGGCTGCGGTCGTCTTTCTTGCTGCCTTGAGACTTGATTGCCTTACGCTGGAAGGCTGTCCAAACATCACTGTCTGGGCCTTTCATCTTAATTCTCAGGGGCTTCTTTTGTTTGTCATCAGCGTAGACTTTTTCGTCTGTGCCAGGGGAACATAGGTGTAGCCATGCACCTTCTTCACTTGCTGATACGGTATCAAACTGCTTTAGAACATTCATAACGAGTCATCCTCTTTCCATCCAGTTTTAGATTGCGCTGGCCGGCGGGTGGATGAGTCCCGCTTTTCGGATGCGATCCTAGCCAGCGCAAAACGGTTATAGTGTTAGCAGTTGCGCTTCAATACCGTCTGCACCCGTAACTGCAATGACGCCTTTCAGGTACTTTGCGATCGAGTCCAGAGGGATAGCCACTGAAGCTCCCGCGCCAATTGATGGAACGCCATAGCCCGCTGATACGTCAACGCTGCCAACGCCTCGAACTGGAACAGTGGTACCGCCAGCCCCATCAATAACGGGCGTTAAGGCTCCGGCAGTGATGTTATTCAGCATCAGGATTGAACCCGGCTGGTAGCTGAACGTGTCTGATGCTCCGAGTACAGTCGTCGTTACAGACCGGCTGCCAGACCCTTGTAGACTTGTTGCTGTGATAGTTGCCATGACTTACCCCCTTAAACTGCTACGCTAATAACAGCGGAGTTGATTTCCACCTGTACAGTAGAACCAACCATTGAGTTAGCCGAACCCGCCGAGCGAGTGTAGCTGAATACGCCGCCGTGGAAGAATTCAATCGTGCCGTCGTTGTAAAGCACTTTAAAGGAATGAGGCACAAACGCGCCGCCTGGGTTGATTGCCGCAGACAGAATTACTTGGCCTGCGTCTGCAAGATCCCATTCAAGACCAAGCGACAGAGAGCCAAAGTTCGTAAAGCCTGCATACTTTTCGGTAATTCCGGTTTTAAGCGGGTTGGATTCTACTACACTTACGGTCGGTCCGTATTCCGGAAGATCTATAAGCTGACCCACCTCGACAAAAGTCAAGGCTTCATAGCCGACTTGGTCAAAAGTAGCCGGTAGCTCTGCGACTACTGAGAGAATTACGCCTGTGGAAGTTTGCTTCATTTCAAATTACTCCAAACGTTTGGAAAATATCGTCGTCACGACGAGTGTGGCTCTAGAAACCGCAGGGGATAGTATAACCTATTATTTCTCTATAACAAAAAAAGCCCTCGATGAGAGGGCCTTGATAAGAAAAACGAGCGTCTCTCGACGAGTCGTGAGTGTAGATTAACCCGAATACTCATCAGACACAACCACCAACCGCCTATCGTCCATCGCTTAAAGCTCTATGTCATAAGGCTACACTCTAAAATATCGCCGACTGCATCTTTGCGTACAGCTTTCTGCTAGCGGTGCACAGAGCTTTCTTGCCGTCATCAAACTTCACGATGAACGTTACATCTTTCCCGCGGCCTCCAACCAGAAGGCCCGCCAGAAGCCCGACAGGGCCGAGCAGAACTGCACCAGTAATGCCCCAGCCAGCCGTTCCGCCAACTCGCTTTACAGAGTCTTCGCTTGCCACTTCGAGAGTTTCGATTCGGGATTTCAGGTAAAGATCGGTGGCCATCATCGCTCCCTTTTTGGGCATAGAGAAGCTGCCTGAGACGAAATTACCTTTTCGTATCGTGTCGAAGTCGCCAGCCTGCACCTTAAATTCGCCGAACATAATCAGTCCTCCATTTCATCCCGAATACTCCACTGTTACAACAACCATCAATCGGTCGCTGTCTACTTCGATTTGCATATCGTACGGTGTGCGCGTCACTCTAACACTACCCACTATTGCTGTACCTTTAGCATAGACCACTCTGATTTGATCTGCCAATGCATGGAGCTCATCAACCCCGGCTCCTGGACGGACAAAAACGCCAACTTGGAAGATGCCTTGGGGCAAAACCCCATCTTCATAGCGCAGGCCGCGGTCTATGCCTTCGCCTGGAAAGAACTCTACCTCTAACCATGGCCCGGATGCTGGCGGCTCGAAATTGTAGCCTAGATAGCCTACAGGGTAGCCAAGCGCTGCGTCATTGAGCAGCGTTATTAGTGCCGTATAGATTTCGTCATTGGTGCTCATCCTACCGCCCTCCTAACTTTACGTGCTGACTTCTCGGCTATTTGCGGCCACTTTTGAACGCTTAGCCTAACAAAGCCAGTTTGAGATTCGTGATATTTTGCGTAGTTCATGGCCGTACCGATCGCCAATCTATCGCCAATCTTGACACGGTTAATGGCCAGCAGAAGTGGCTGCATATCAAAATCTGTTGACAGACCCTCTGGCGTTGATGGACCTCTAGGAATCGAATTAACTGCACCATTAAAGCTGTTTCGGAGTGCTCCGGTATCGACTCCCAATCGCCCACCCTTAGCCCTCGGTGTCAGCATATCTGTAGTCAGCTCTTGAGCCGCGTCCTTTAGGGTAGCGGTCATGGCGGCTTCAGCCTTACGCTGCCACCTCAGTATGTCTTGCTGAAAGCTCATATCAGGAAATCCATTCTAGCGCCCTTAGAAAGATTATCTTTCGCCCAAAGCGGCCTGAAGTTAGTGTGGTGGTTTAGTCCGTATATTTCACTTTCTGATGACGCTGACGAAATTGGAACAATGTGATCTAGGTGCCAGCCCCCGTGATTCTCCCAACTCATACCCTTAAGGAATTGTCGTTCAATGTGAATCTTGAAATCTGAAATCGTGCAACCCAGTATTGAATCCGTTTTTGTGCCTTTTTTCTTTAACCCATTAGACGCCATTCCGTTCCTTATAAGCACCGAAATCCTGCGTCTAAGCCTGTAAAGCGGATCATATGACTCTCTATTCTTGTTGTATTCTCTTGCTTTTGCATTAACCAAATCCTTGTTATTTTTTTTCCATTCTTTTGAATATTGGCGATATTTGTCTGGGTTTTTATAATACTGGGCTCGACTATGGACGGTAGTTTTATCTTTGTTTTCTTTCTTCCAGACTGAGGTTAATTTTCTCTTCCTATTCTTGCAGTCCATTAAGACAATATGGCTAGGGTTGCAGCATGTGCGAGGATTGTCGCACGTGTGGAAATAGCTTTCCCCTGGCTCAGCTTCCCCGTGCCTAAGCTCGCCTATAACTTTGTAAGCCGTCTTTAAAGATCCTTTCCAGAGCACCGACCCAGTTCCTACTCTATTTTTACCGTAAGGCCAAAACAAGCATTTACAAGAATGGCTAGATAAAACGCTCTCAATCCAAGCTAAAGGTTCGCCGGGGGATGGCCCAGACCGTCCACCTTCTGGGTCTCCGTGGGCTAGAAACTTTCTATAATGAGTAGAGCAGTACCCAATTTTAACGTGTAACTTTTTTTCGCAACCTTCAACAGAGCAGATTTTCACACTATCACCGTATAGCAGCCACCGAATGAAAGGATTGCGCACCAACTGGTCGGAGTTCCAGCTTTCGGGGATCAGCCTAGATGCGCAAATTGATTGTAACATGCTAGCTGAACCCCTGTATCTTTTTAGATGCTTGGCCCACAAAGTCCATTTTATAAATAGACCTGCATCGGCAACGAATTATCATACCGGCACTTCCGGCAGGGTCGCCAGGGTAGTCCAATGCCTCGCCGCCAACGATGAACGGCTGGTTTATTTTAACTGTCTGGCCGTCTGCAATCGAATGTGCAATCCTTGTTTTACCGTCTCCCGTATCTTGCCAAGTTTTTGTTGCAAACTCTTGCTCTATTTCTCCAATCTCTAACGCCTGCATGATTGATTCGTTCTGCCCAGCTCTAAGTGCGTTAACACTCTCAGTGAGCCCTATGCTCTCACCTCTGTAACGCAGCGTGCGCGCTTGCAATCTGGTAATAGCCGTATCTATCTGCCGCGCTTTAAGTGGCACCTGATCGCGTATAGCCTTTTTAAATGCACCGTCTAAGCGCCGGTCCCTAAGTTCGCGTGTAAGATAGTTTGGGTCTAGCGTTTCAAGTTCTGTGCGTGCATTAACCACCCACTGAGCCTGGCTTTCGGTCAGCCCAATAAACCCGCCAGTGCGCCGGCGTGTAAGCGGGTCTATGCGCCCAACCAGATCAAGCGCTGTAGTACGTGGCGACTGGCCTTGAGCAAGTGCTGATCTAAGCACAGACCGAATAACGGTTTTGCTTTCTTCCGCTATCTCAACAATGCGCTGGCTTGATAACGTCCTGATCCAGCTTTCGGCTCTCGGCAGGCGAACGTTAAAGCGAGCCACCAGAGTTCCAGCAGCAACAGGGATGCGCCCAACTTGTGAAGCGCCAGTCGTGCCGCCCACTTCATAAGCCGCCAGTGTAGCGTTCTCTAGCGGCCTGAACGTGGCAGGGTCAAGCTGCAACAGCGAAACCACGCCTTCAATATCTCCGCGGTCAAGTAAAGCGGCAATCTCAGTCATTACCGCTTGATCTTTAACGCTCTGGATAGCGTCGGTGAAGGCTTTGGTTACGGCCCTCTGCTGTGCGGTTGCTATCTCTTGTAGGTTAATCGCCATAACCCCTCTCCTTTATCCTTGGCTTCCAGTGGTCATCTCGCTATGTAGGAGGACGGCTGTCCCGTCCATGGTCCGCATCCAGTCGAAGCGCACAGACTCAATGGTCACGCCGTACTTTTCGTAAATGTCCTTTGCAAACTGGGTCAGCGCCTTCTGGGCAGCTGCACTGGTGTCAACTTCAATCTTTGCGTTTAGTTCTGCCATTGTGGATCTCCTTATTCGTCATTGTAGCAAACTGGAGGGGTTTGGTTAATCAAAAAAGAGCTTGGCCCCGCCCGCCATCGCAGCAACGGCCGCTAAAGGCCCAAAAACAGCAATGGCTGATATCCAGAAGCCAAGCTTGGTGCCGAGGATTGCAAAAAGAACAATAAACGGAAGTGATATTAAAAGTATTCCTATGGCCTTTTTCATTTTTCCTGCTCCATCCATTTCAAATAAAGCCCTATGGTGAGGGCTAGTCGTGGTAAACAAAAGTTCCAAGGTCAATCTGCACATATTCTTGCAGACAGCTATGATCATCGTCGTATTTTGCAGGTATATCTACGATCATTCTTATATCCTGACCGCATTCAGCATATCCTTCCCAGTGGTTACTTGCTTCCAACTCTGCCCCGTATCTATTCAAAAGTTTTTGCAGATCTGCCCTAAACTCCGCCTCAATTTCTGTCATCTCGCCTGCTCCTTAACACCCTGCACCAATACTCTCGTGGCAAACTCATTGTCGCGAAGTGTAATGCCTAGCTCCTTCTCTGCCTTTGCCTTGGCCTGGCTGAACGCAACGTCAGCAGATATGGGAAGGCGGATGCGTAGGTCTTTGCGGTGGTCGGTCATTGTGGTTGGTCCTTTTTCAGTTCGGTTAGAACGCTGCGGGCATTTGCGCAGGTATCTGCCAGCCGTATTTCATTCGGGCTGTAATCACCCTCAAATTCCAGTAGCTCATTCAGAGCCTCAACCAGCCGCTCGTGGTAGCTCCAGCATTTAACAATGCGTTTAGCGTTAGCGTTATGGCAAACTCCATTTTGTATTCCCCACACATCAGCAATGCAAAGGTCTTCAATATAAATTGACGCCCTTTTTTCAGTCGGGTTAGAAATGATTAACTTCCCATTTGTAAACTTTGTATCACTCATCATCCCGTCCTCATCAGTTAACAACAACCCAACATTACACAGGTAAACCCAATTACGCAAGCGGTAGACGCAAACATCAGGCATAAAAAAGCCCTCACTAGGAGGGCAAAGGCAGCGAGTTACTTTCGACAACCCACAAACCACACCAGCGGGCTGGCGGGCTCAACCGTGGGTGAGTCGACAAAAACGACCTGATACACCTCGCCGTTAATGCTCATCGTGCCAGCCTGTGAAGGCTCCACAACGAACGGGGCAACGGCTAACAGAATATCCGTAGCGGTTATATAGCCCCCGTCAATATACGTCTTCTTGCGGCTTGCAGGGGCTTGTACGGCATCCACACCATAGGGCGTTTCAGCCGTCGCAGGCGTAAACGGATCTCCTGCACTGCCTGGCGCGTTATAGATAACCGTTCCCTGCTTGAACTTCTTGAGCAGGCGCTGGCTTGTGACCTGCATACGAGAATAGAAATCAGCCACGACGCACCTCGAAGATATTCGCACCCGTAGACCCAAGGTATGGCCGAAGCAAGTACGCCAGTTGAGGATAGTACGTCGATTGCCTGCCTGTGTCGCTATACGTCACGCTGACAGCCCCTGCCACGCTTTCAGATAGCACCCTTTGGGATAGTGGGGCCATCAGGTCTTCACCGGTGTCGACCAGTACAGCAGCCACCATCTGCGCGGTTTTGATATTGGTCGGCACTACGGTTTCGCCATTACGCGGAAACTCCAGCGCCTGCTCTGGATCTGTCTTTGCGCCTGAGAACGGCTGCAAGTCCAGCCAGTCGAGCGCCTTAGTTAGCAGCGTATCAGGCGAGCCCGCAAGGGTAATCTCACGCGCTGCGGCGTAGGCTAGTAGTTCTGTGTCTGTTGCGTAGCTCATTTAAAGGTTCCCCCGTTGCGGATTTCCGCCAGTTTAACATAGAAAAGGGCCGCATTAGCGACCCCATTCTACAGCCTTTCGGCTTACTCTTCGTCTTTCTTGAAAGGCCGCCCGCGCTTAACTTGCTCGGCTTCGGCCCTTGGGTTACTGGACAGGGATTCAATTAAAGCTTCGTCTTCCGTCTGGATAACGCCGCCTTTTGAGTGAATCACCTGCCCCTTATGGACTACGCTGTAGCCTTCAGGGACAGTGAATTTCACATCAACCTCCTATCAAGTCAGGCCGTACAGGCGGCCCATGTGGGTCTTGCTCTGGCGGATTTCCATGGCAAAGTCGCCGATGATCCGGGTGCGCTGACCGTCTTGTCCGTTCTGGGTTGCGTCAACAGTGCGCCATGCGCCGTTAGCTTCGGCATTACCGGAGGCCATTGGAACAACGCTCAACATTGAGTTGTCCATGATAATCAGCTCGTCATCAGCCAGGTTGGTGTCAACCACAATGCGGTTAACGTTGCCAACCAGTGGCAGGTCAGACGGCAAGGTCATCAGGCTACCAGCATCAGCCACAAACTCGCCGAGGCGCTGTGAACTGTAGTTGGCTGCAACCAGTGCAGACAGTACGCGAGCCTGTTTGATACCAACGGCAATGGTGTTAGCAGTGCCGCCGCGCGACACGATCTCGGCGTTAATAGCGTTGATCTTATCCAAGTCCAGAGCGCCGGCCGCATCAGTCTTGATAGCGCCAGTTTGATCCAGGTAGTAGCGGAGGCCGCCGGTGTAGGTCACAGTTTCGCCGCCGATAGATGCGGTTGCCTTGCGGCCTCGTACCAGGGCGCGGTCCATCTGGATAGCCAGCTGTCGAATGCGCTCGGACACCTGGAAGGCCAGATCGTTTGTATTACCAAACTGGATGGTAGCCAGTGCGCGGCGGCTAAACTCAACAGCGGTGTCCATGGTCTGGAAAAAGTTCTCAACAGATTCAGGCTGAAAGATGCCGTCATTCTGCGCGGTAGAGTTCTCTTCACGACCTACGGAGTCGATGGTGATTGTATCGCCGGACGCAATGTCGGCAGCGGTTGTGCCGCCAAAGCCGCGCGTTACTGTCAGGTTATTTCCGCTTACGGCAGTTACCAAAAGCACTTCCTCGGAACCGGCTGGGCTAACAGTCATACCAGCGCGGAACTTGGAGCCGTCAGCCACTGCTACAGTGGTGGCGGCAGCAAGGGCAGCAGCGGTAGTGTCAGAGCTGGTAGCGTCAACACGCATGTCCAGCCAGCCCATCTTGTAGCCCTCGAACGCGGTACGCGGAGCGCCCATGCCGACAGCTTGCAGAATGCCTGTTCGGTTAGAGCGGGCAATTTCAAATGCTTCATTAATGACCTTATCGTTCAGTACGGACGATAGATCAGGGGAGAGAATAGCCATGTGTCACCTATTTTTTCAATTGGGCAGTAAGGAAACCAGTAAGGTCGCCTTTCGATTTTGCGGCATCAGCCGCTGCATTACTATCGCCTGCCCCACCGGGGCGACCTGAGCCGAAGGCACCGCCTCCACTTGCGCCGCTTCCGTCAGCCAGAAACGGGTAATTCTCTTTGAGATATTCGACTACCTTGGCCTGCTCGACCTGTACGCCGCCCATCTCATATACGACACCGGCTTCGGTGTGTCGGGCGAACTGTTCAGCCTTTTCGGACAACAGCTCTGCTCGCTTTGTGTCTCGCGTAAGCTCAGAAACCAGCTTACTGGCCGCGCCTTTAACTTCACGCTCTGAATCTTTGCGGTCCCGATCTTTGATCTCACGATCGAAACGTTCAGCTCGTTCCCGCTCGGTTTCGTAAAGTGATTGGAACTCGCCGTTTTCTTTCTGTCGCTTTTCTTCCGCTTGGCTTTGCGCGTCTTCGAGGTCTTGCGCTTTCTGCTTTGCGGTTTTGGTCTCATCCAGCAGCTTGCTGTGGTGCGATTTCATCCGGTCAAGCTCTGCCAGCTTGTCCTGTATATCCTTTGGCAACTCTGGGGCCTTAGCGGCCTCTGTTACTTCGGTTGTTTCAATGGGCTTTGCTAATTCTTCGCTCACAGAGCTTACTCCTTTTCCTGCACGGCAGGGTTATGATATATGTTTCGATTATAAGCCTTTACATGTTATCAGGCAAATTTTCAAGTAATACGCTTGCCGCGTCCTCTAAGATGTCATCATCATCGCGGGTTGGGTCTAGTTGAATCCGGCCCTGGCGAATCATATACAGTACATCCCGATCACCGAAGCTACCTAACTGTCTGGCGGCGGTTACGGCTTGCAAGTCTTGCGCAGTTAGGCCGGATTCCCAGTAGCTGTCATTCAGCTTGTACTCAACCTCATTAGGATTAGCCCCAAGGAACAACGCAAAGTCTTCCAGCGCCCCCTCAATAGCTTCTGAAGCGTTACCCACTACAACATCAAGCACGCTCGATTCTGCGCTTGCGCTGATGCGGGCTGCTTCCGCAGTTTCAGCTTGACCGCCACGTTGTACCAGTTGAGCGCCCAAGGCGACCATCTCGGATTCAATATCTTTCTTTACTTCGCGGTTATAGTCCGTCGCTCTAGCCTGAACGACTTCCAGTTTACCGCCTTTGGTTGTAATACCGTGACGATTACCAAAACTGATCGGGCCAGGGTTGTGCTCTTTCCATTCGGTTATGTCTGTATCGCCCACATCAACGTGTAGCATTGGCTGAGTGCCGATATAGCCGGATTCCATCACGTTGGCTGTGGTCTGGTAATGCGCGATATTTGCCCTCGAAACATCGTACAGCGGCGGCATATCAACGCCTGGCAGGTTTGTTTTCGCGCCTGCTATGTGCAGCGGGATATGATCGAACGGTTTACCACCTGCCATGCGCGGGATATATTCGCCGTACTCGTCAGGAGCACCGTATTGGTCATAAAGCTGTTGGGTATAAATGCCATCCCTTAGTCTAAGAACACGAAAGCGGGCCTCTTGTAAGTGGCTGAATTCGTCTTCATCGTTGGCGTCAACAAACTCTTTAAGCACGGCGCGGGTCAGAACCTGCCGGCCCTTTCGACCCTCAAAGTGCCAGTTAATCAAACTCTCAAACCCGTAGGCGGCAATGGTTGGCCGCAATCCTAGCCGCGATTCTGTTTCGCTGTCAGTGCCCTCTTCGGATTTTGAGTAGTCAACTAGCAAATAATACTTGCCGCCTTCCAGAAGCTCGCCAACCATCTCTTTGCTGATCTGTTCAAGGCTTTGCCCTGCACCGTCAATGTCCTCTGCAAATGGCTCTAACTGCGCCGGCAACGTCATTGTTGGGGGCTTGCGAAAGACCATGCCAATCATGGCCTCTTTGGTGCGCCCAGTGACGCCAAGGAAATAGGCGCGGTTTAAGTATCCGATATAGTGATCTGTATAAGCTTTGGTTACTGGGTCTTTGGCAAAGTCAGCCGGAAGGTACAGCTCTCGCTTGTATTTTATAGTCGGATCGCCGCCGCAGGCGTCACGCACGGCTGTTACTACCGGCAACATCTCGGCGTATTCTGGGTGTATAGTCGTTTGGACCGGCATACTGTGAGTCCTTAAAGTATTTAGCGAAGTATATCAGTTAATTCATTTTAAACGTTACTGGCGGAAAATCTGTTATATGCACTAGATGGGGGCACGCACCCATAATGAATGCATCTGCCAAGTTAGGGGATGAAACCCCGCGCTTTGCAAGCTCATCTTTTGTTTCAACCATATCCAGTCCACGTTTGCTGTAGCGCTTTCTTGGTGTGGACAGCTCTAGCTTTAGTTCTTCGCTTGCCGCTTCTTTGGCAATGCTTATAAGCTCATCTGGTGGATACTCTTTGCCCTTTGTCACTGCGTTATAAGTATTCCTAAACCTGTCGGCAACGTCTTGCCATGCTTGAGCCTTCAGGTTTTCAAATTTGTCTCTGTTCTTTATCTTTGGCGCGTAATCTCTCTCTGGGTTTATGACTGCCCCGCCAGCATTAAACTTGTAATACCCGCTTGATATTCCGGCCTCTTTCAAAGTAGAGCCCACCTGAGCGCCTACGCCAATGGAGTCATAGATCAGCCTGCCGCCTTTTGTCATGGACCATGCCCGCTTGGCGGACTGGGCTAGCTCATCTTCTGGGGCTTTCCACTCGTCTATCTGCTCACATATTGCACCATTAAACACGGCGCAAGCGTTACTATCAGCCCCGCTATCAGCCACGTCATACCCCACTGCCCTTGCGCCTGATATGTCCTTGTCTAGCTTCTTATGGGCGTCTATAGCGGCTTCAATCCATGCAAACTTAATAACAGCCGCGTCATCGTTGGACCTTGGAAGCCCTAGATAAATATGTTCGTATGCTTCTGGGTCAGCTTCCTTTACTCGTTCTGCTTTGCGCTTTGCTGTATCAGATAAAAACGGATTTTGGAGGTAGTTTATGTGCCGGATTACACAATCATCGCCAAGGAGCTTTGGGAGCTTTGCTTGGACAAAATCGGTTAGAAGGTCCGGGTTCCATAATATCCACACCTCTGAGTTTTCTTTTCGTATTGTCGGGTCAATAATTGACCATTGGGTTTCAGTTAACCCCTCGCCTTCCTCAATCCAGCAAATATCTACGCCTTCAGTGCCCTTTATTTCTTCGATGTTTCGGGCTATGCCGTAGAACAGAAAGTCAGAGCCGGTCTTTTTGTGGCGAATGGTCGACACGCCAATATCGAACTCGTCTTGCCAGCCTGCGGCATGAATTTTCTCTTTAACGACCGTATAGACAGAGTCGGTTATTCGATTCTGGAACTGTCGCAAGCACAGAAATCGAACGGAATAGTTGCGAGCTAAAAAGGCCGCCATACCTCCAGCGTCCTGAGTCTTGGAAGAAAAGCGGCCGCCTTTAAGGAGTTTATATGGCTTACGTGTTCGCCAAAAAGACTTTAATTCAGGATTTAGAAGGTACATCTTCGTCTTCGTAAAAGTCCTCTAATCGTTTGCCATTTGGCGACATTGAACCGTCTGAGCTTGAGTGGTCGAAGTCGTGTTTGTCCTTCCACTCCTCCTGACTGCGATTCTTAACGCCAAAGATTGCCGCCGATGCATTTCCATCGCCAGTTGAGGCGACTTGCTTTAGCGTCTTCTCCCACCACATGGCCCCAGAAGCTTGAGCAGCCTTTATGGCTTCCGAAAACTGAGGGTATTCATCCATCCATTTGTAGACCGTAGACAATGAAACGCCGATAGATCCAGCGAACGCTTTCGTGCTGTATCCCTCAGACATAACCTCTAATGCCCGCTCGCAGAATTCTGGATTGTACTTCGTTGGCCTAGCCATATCAAGCCGCCCAAGTCGCAATGCCGGCAACGTTCCATGTTACGTTAAACGGCGTACCGTCGCCCGCAGTCTGTGCGCTTGGGAACTGATAGTGGAACAGAGGCTTGCTACTAGTCGCATCAACAACAACCAGTGCAGAAGCGGGCCCAATATCGCCACCCGATGCAGTAATGCTGATGTTAGTTCCGTCCAGCTTGGCGTTAGCGCCTTCAACCGTAATAACCGCCGACGCTATAACAATACCACCTACAGTCCATCCGTTGCCGGATACCTGTGCCGCGGTTATAGCCGTCAAGGCTGTTTCAGTTGCTGCAAACGTATAGCCAGCGCCAACCAAAACTACCTTCATGTTAGCAATGGTAACTTCACTATTTGCGAACAACTTACGAGTATGATTATAAAAGTCCATTATCTATTCCTTGAGTCTGCAGTCACGCCAATGTTTCCGCGTGCTATTGGTGTATGGTCTCCGGCAATTTCTAGCCAGCAGCTGTAATAATGCTCTTCTTGGATTAGCTCTGCTGACTGCACTCCTGTCATAGGAACCAATAATGTCTGGCCTGAAACTGTTGCCGTAATCGTTAGCGTGTAAGCAGAGAACTTGCTGCCTGCAATACCGAATAAGGCTGTTGCTCCTGTAAGATCAATGGCGTCTGGAACAGAGATAACAATGTCCAGCGCCTGGCCTCTGATGATATCTATACGCCCTAATGCTGGAATGCTCACAAATACAGCCCCTTTAAATTAACTTCCTACAATTGTAACTTGTCTACCATCGTGAGCAAACAACTGTTTTTCTCGGTTGTAGACTCCCGTTAAATACACTTTATTGCGGTATTCTTCAATGCCTGCTACAACTGTGGGGTTTGGCGATTGCGATGCAGTGTTGGCGACTGCCGTGGTTGTCGATGCACCTGTGCGTACCGATGGAACGAACGCAAGAACGTTGCTTTGCGCGGTTGTTGGCTGAACGCTCGCGCCGGCTGTTGTAACTGGGTCTGCGCTTGTGGCGGTTGTGCTGGCCACTGACGGTCTAACAGATGCCGCCGCGCCTACCTGTGGGTTATACGCCTCGGCTGTTGTCGTGAAGCAAGGTGGATAAATAACAACGCCTGTGGCAATGGCTGGGTCTGTTGCCAGTGCTTGAGTGTTTGCCGTTGTTGGCGTGGACTGTACACCGCTTGCAACTGTTGGCGTGTAAGCTGCTTGAGTTGAGCTGGCAACGCTCGGCTGCGCACTTGCACCCGCGGTAATAGCTGGGCTAGGCGCGGCTGTTTTGGTTGTGGATAGCGTTGGACTGGCTGTTCCTCCAGATGTCGTAGTAACCGGCGCGGTCGGGGCTGTGTCGCCGTTGGTGCCTACGGCGATCTGGTAGAGTTTTACAGCGGGCGACCCTGAGTCTCGGGGCAGCATAGACAGGCCAAAAAACCCTGCAACAGCTAACGGAGATGCATCAATAATTGTGGCTATTGCTACAGCAGGTCGTGCGCCAGAAGACAGCCACGTTCTAGTTTCCAGCTGTGCGCCATCTCTTATGACCTCAAAAGTGAGGTCAAGCTCTCCAGCTGCCCAGCTCTCTGTAACAGTTGAGAGCGTCGTGCCTGAGCCTGAAACATACCGACGGATTCGTGTATTTGTAGCGGCAGACCACTGAGCGTATCCGCCTCTCGCGGCAGATGACGTGCCGGTTGCACTGACCAGCCCGCCTACTATCCACTTGTCAGTTGAAGAAGTGTTAAGGGTTACCCCCATTCTTGCGCGAACGACAGTGCGCCCAGACGTAGTTCCGGCCGCCCACTCCACTGCGGCGCGGTTAAACGATGCATCGGCCAGCCCTGAAACGGGGGTAATCTCAAGAGATACACCACTATCAATTAAAACATTACCGGTGATAGTCGTTAGGACCAAGCTGCCCCAAGGTGTGGAAAACCCTGAAGGTACCGAGCCCAGCGCTAATCCACGGAAGTCTTCGTAGAACTGGGCCACAGTTTACTGCCCCACTTTTTCAGTGATCGTGCAGCCCGCACCACAGACAATCGTGAACTGCACATTCATCGGAGCCATCGGCAGTGCGGTGCTGTCCACGTTGAAGGTCTTGCTCACCGCTTCTGATCGCATGGACTCAAGCCCTTCAGTGTCCACGGTGGTAACGGCGAAGCTCACTACATAAGGGATTACGCGGGGCATCAGTTCCAGCGTTACCGTTTCGTTTTCTGACGTGCCACTCACGACGACGGGGGAATCAGCGCCCGGCGTCTGGCCGTCAACCGTGTAGTACACGCGGTACTCTTTGATCTCATCGGAGGACAGTGGACTACCGTCTTCGCGGGTAGTTGGTGCTGTCCAACTTAGATCTGAAACAGCCGGGGCCGCGTGGGCTGCCAATGTGACCATCAAACAAACGATTAAAAAAGCTGCAAATTTCATGGTGTACGCCTCTGTCTGTGATCGATTTGCGGATGCTGGAGCCAAGTGTACCACCTATTGCAATTAAAACGGCCCTTTACGCGGGCAAGTCGACCAGATCACCCCGTTTTAGCTAGGCCGCGCCTTGGCTTTCCACCTGACCAACCAGGCTAAAGGCTTCGCTACGGAATCGGGGCTCTGGCTGAGCATAGTTACATGCGCCACCACACCCTGGGCTGTTGGGTTATTGCGAAATATCCAAAGCGTAAGCCTCTGCCCACACGTCACGATGGTAAGCTTTAACAGTTCCAAAGTTTGGATCAAAAACGTCTTTAGGCGTCATGTTCAAGTCTGCACCGGATGATTTTAGGACGCGCCAGTTGAATTTTAGGCCTGTTAAGATCTCCATACGTTTTATAGTAGACCATTTTTTCGACTGGTCTAACTCAATTTCAAGAAGACTGGATTTTTTTACGGCCTGACTAGCGGTATTCATTGCCGTGGCTTCGCGTCTGGTTCCAATCTCCGCCTTGGTGTCAATGGCGATCTGCTTTTGTTTCTCAGATTCAACCAAGGCTTCCAGTGCCTCGATGTAGTTTCCTGGGAGTAGCGATTTTTCTGGTCTTGCGTTTTGAGTCTCAAGCTCACGCCACCGGTCGACAATGGCAGCACGGTACTTGATGCTGTAACCGGAAATCAAGATGTCGCACTCTCGGCGAGGCAATCTGAAGCAAGGATATGTGCGTCCCATGCTATCTTTGTAATCAGCCGAAAAACCGGCTGGTTGAATTTCGAGCTCTTCCAGCATCTTTCGGATGTCGGTTAGAACGTGCTTGTGATCCTTTTTGCACAATCCCGAAATCTCACGGCTGCTCATTGTCATTCTTTCAACGATTAAAGCTAAATTACTCATTTCAATTTCCCATAAAAAAAGTCAATGTACTCAATCGGGTGGTGTTGGCAGGGGAATGTGCCTCCGAAAAAATACACTGACTTATTTTAACTCCCCTCGGCCACCACGGCCGCACCGTATTATCTCTCAAACACCCGAGCGTTACTAGCCATTTTCTCTATCAATTTGAATGTGCCACCGATGCCCGGGCTGTTGCGTTTAGTGTATTAGGATTGTTTGGCCCTTGTCAGCAGCCCGGCATCATACAGATCGCCCAGCACCTGTCTTGCCTCTCTGAACTCGCTTAGCTTGCTGAATGCGTGATCGATTGCTGAGTCTCGAACCCGCTCTGCTGGGGTGCGGATGGGGCGGATTCGACTAGGGATTGATCTCATTCGATCAACTTTGTTGCCGCCGTTGATAAGAATGAAGTATTCGCCATCTATCTCGGCCAAAAACATCCCGCCGCACCACTCATTCCATTTAGGGTCAGGCTGATACTCACACTCATCTCCAACAGCTGGAACAAGCCCCTCCCATTCCGGTGCGGCTGGATTGGCCAGTACTTGCCATATATTTTCATTGGCATAATCTTCTAGTGAGTAGCTATTCATGGCAGGCGACCATTTGTCTTGGCCATAAATCGAAAACTCGTATTCAGCCCCGTAAATCCATTTGACAAATCTATGTTCATCAATTAAATGAGTCGCGCCTTCAGGTGCTACCGCATTCCAATAGTCCGCGTCTACCGATAACCGTTCTATGTCAATAGTCATTATTTTTCTCCTGAACTTCAATTTTAATCCCGCACTGCCTGCGAGCCATCGTCACGCTGATTGCTTGGTAGTTCGGAACCCCGGCTTTAACGTCCCAGTCGGTAAACGCTAGGTAACGCTGGCAGGTGTTTCGCTCTTCGCACCACCCTTCTTTCGGATTGAAGTCGTAACGCCCTGCACATCGGGTCATGTCGTAAGCTAGGGTTTTCATTTTTCTCCCTCAAATGAAAACGGCACATCCCGCTTAACCCGCTTTCCCGGCTGATACCACTTGTCAGTTGCCTTGGGCTCAACAGTCCATGGCTTTGGGTGGTTGCGCTCGTAAAAATCAAGAGCCACACGAATGCCTCTGCTAGCGTTTGTGTCGCCTATTTCTCGCAGGCTGTGCATTGCCTCGTCTTCGATGTAAACGCAGCGCCTAGGGTACTTGGGTTCGGTCACAGCAGTAACCCAAGCTTATAAGCCAAGATCATCTGCTTTCGCGTCAACGTTGACCCGTTGATTCTGTATGCGTCTTGGCCATTCAAACGGCCAAGCAACTTCTTGTACTCGCCGCCGCTGGCTTCAACAGCTTTGCGGATTTCGGTGAGTGTTGGGTTTTTCATGGGGTTTGCTCCGTGGTGTGGTGGTGCGTTGTAAAGGTTGATCGGCGGTAGTTCTGGGCTTGGCCAGGTTACGGAAATGTTATTCTCCCCAGTTTTTATTTTGTGCGCCAGATGCGAAGGCCGCCTTATCCTTATAGGCTTTCGTGTATTTTAGCCTGGTTATGACGAACCCCTTTTCGGTGTAATCAAAGCCCAAAATGAAAAGCCTTGTATATGCGGCCGCCCTTGCGGCTTTTGCCATAGGGTGGCTACTGTCGAATACACCGTTCAGTGTAACGCTGTCGCCAATTTCCATATCCTCAATTCCCAACCCCGCCGCAATCCCTGAAACCGGTGAGCGAACGTATTGTTTAGATTTTTGCTCTGCCCTCATTATTTTGTCCTCCAAATTCTAACGCCTTCCTCTGTCGTTAGGCCTGAAAATCTCTTCCCACTTGTCCGGCCTATCGCTATGGCAGCGTTGTAAGCCTTACCGCCCACTCTCTCCCCAGGGACAAGCAGGCTTTCGCCTACCTCCATTTTGAAAAACGGGTACTTTGGCGGTGCGCCTTTCCCGCTTTTTTTGGGCATTGGCACATCTTTTTCGGTAACAAAATTAAAATAGCTCATTTTTAATTCTCTGATTCGTTTTGATTTTTTAAATAGTACTACAGTGATCAATTACACGTCAATAGCTATAAATTATCATCTCAATATTTTATATCATGCCATCACTGCTCATTAGCTGTGCATGACCTTTCTCCCATAACTTATTGATTACATGGCGATATTGATTAAATAGTGACTTTTGCCACTCTTGCCACCCATAAACTAAAATAAAAACACCCATAGATAAAATATTTACTATCAACGAAAAGCATGTGTTTTTTGTGCGTAGTATGAATTCAGTATTAATTGTATATTTTATTTTTGTTTGAGTAATATTAGGTAGTCTTTTCTTTCTTCTTTATAAAACCTTATAATACAACCCCTTATAGGGTAACTAATAATAAAATAATAATAAAATCAAATACAATACACACCATTTAAACGCTAACGATTATCATTATACTCGCACACTATTGAGTGCATGAGATGGCATGAGAGTGCATAGTATTAATTATTTGAGTTAATGCAAGCAGGCAATAAAAAACCCGCACTAGGCGGGCATGGTTATTTTTTGATCTATAAAACTTATGGGTTAGTCACTTCAGCCGCATAATCATCTCAACATCTTTCCCCGAAGCATCCTTGTCAGCGTACTTTCTCAAGTGCCCAGTCCTCACAAGGGCGTCTATAAGCTCTTGGGTGCCTTTCGTGTTGCTCCTGAGTATTCGGTTAGCCTGCCCGCGTGTCAGTGCCTCATCGAACGACAGGCGGCTTAAAAGACGAACAGCAACGGAATCCTGAGCTTCCTCGTTTGCAGAGTAGGCGTATTCAATCTTGAGGGCCACGTCAGACTTGGCAAGCGAAAACCCATAAGCCACGTGATCGAGGGTGCGAACGCCACCATCAGCCATTGCCAGGATTAAACTGATCTTGCTGCACATCTCCCAGCCGCGGCGTGTTATGCCCTCCAGTCCTGTCCTGTTCTTGTGTGATTCACCTTGCAGCCAAAAATATTCGTACACCTCATTTAGTGCGTGGTCTGCCTCAGAATTGGTCGTTATCTTTTTCTTCTTGTCACCGATAAAACAAACGCGCTCGCTGCATCCGTGAGTATTTCCGCCCCAATACAAAATGTTAAGCCTGCTCAGAGTCATCATATCCATAGACGCCGGTTTAAAGCCTGGCTTCCATCGCGGGTTGTTTTCCTGTTCCCGCAAGATCAATGCGCGAGCAATAAAGCCATTTTTTGCGTTTTCTTCGGTCATTGAGTTATCGAATGTTTCCGGCGTCGTCGTTCCAAGCAGCGCCAAAAAAGGATTAACGATGCCCTCGTCAGCGTCTTTCAGCTCCTGTTTTAGCATCTCAATGGCGGGCGCTGCCTTTTCTTCTGTGGTTCTACCCTTGTCAATGCTGGCGTTAATCTTTGCAAGACCGGCCAGCAAAGCTTCTTTGATTTCTTCTTTTAGATCGCCAGTCACCGCAAGTATGCCGTTTGCCTTAGTGTAAATTTCCATAATCGCGCCAATGACAGCGGTAAGGTAAGACGCCCCGCCACCCTTCGCCGCTTGGCTTAGCTTCTCTAAAAAGATGCCCATCTCGTCAATGTTGTAAAAAGCGCCTTGGTTCCGCAGAAGGTTCCGGTATATTTCTTGCTCTGATTTGATCTTGCCGTGCATAGCGCTAACAATGCCAATGCGTGAAAACAGATCTGTGACGGCTTGGTTTATGGCGTCCTTGCCTGTGCCTGTGCCAGCAACATTAAAGACCATCATGTTAAGCGGCATACCGTCGCGGTCGTCTTCATGCCTCATTCCGCCGATACAGGAAAGCGCGTAGAGCGTTGCACCCGCAGCAATGGACGCACGAGGGTAGCGGCATTGGCCGTCAATCCACTTGTATAGCTGACCCGCAAAACCTGGCATGTCCCAAGGCTTGACACCTTCAGCAGCCAAAACAATACCAAGCTTTTCGGCGGTTTCTGTTTCCTTGCCTTTTTCGACTGCTTCAAATGCGCTCGCATCAAACGTCACCGGCTCAACGAAACCAAAGCGGCTAGCGATGGCGGATAGTGTGCCGTATTTTATGGGGTCTGCCGTCTTGCCAAAACCATGCCAGCGCTTATCGCATTCGCCTTCCTTATAGCGCTCATAATCTTTCTGCGACATATCATCCCAGATCTTTAGCCCGCCATCACTGCCGCCTGTTTCGTAATGGATCGCCATGCCGGAATAGATCCACTCTTCATATTTTAGCTTTGAAGGGTCAATAAACGAGACAACTGCGGCAAGGTCGCTAACGTCTATGTCCCTAGTGACACCATCGACAACAACGTTTAGGCGCTCAGACTGGGCCAGCATTTCGATAAGCTTTAACGGAGGCTCTGCGATATCTTCCGGCCACCCTTTTAGCTTCTCGTAGTCGTTCCCGCTTGCGTGTGGTGATCCGCAGCCAACAACAAAACCGGATGATTTGAAGTCAATGCCGGGGTAGTCATTCAACGACTGGCGTAGGCGTTTTGCTTCGCCGCTTTGCCGGAAATAATAGTGGGCAGACTTCCCGCCAGATCCTGACTGAACAGAAAAGCCAGCAATGGCGCTTAGCTTTAAGCCAAGCTTT